ATCGCCCAAGGATTGAATCTGCCCGAGCCGCTCCCCAAAGTCATCCAGTAACTTTCCCGGCATCAGAGTTTTTCAACCATGACCGCGATAGCTGGATTCATTCACGACGGCAAAGTCTGGATCGGCGGCGACTCGGCAGGAGTCTCCGGATTTGATCTGACGCGGCGCTCCGACCCGAAGGTGTTCCGCAATGGTGAGTTCCTGTTCGGCTTCACCAGTTCCTTCCGCATGGGGCAACTGCTGCGGTTCTCGCTCACGGCTCCGGTACAAACCGAGAACCAGGATGTCTTCGAGTTCATGTGTACGACCTTTGTCAACGCCGTGCGCGACTGCCTGAAGAACGGCGGGTTCGCCAAAAAGCATAACGAAGAGGAGACCGGCGGCACGTTCCTGGTGGGGTATCGCGGGCGGCTTTTCCTGATCGATTCCGATTATCAGGTCGGAGAACCCATGGACGGATATGCAACGTGCGGATGCGGAGATCAAGCCTGTAACGGAGCTCTGTACGCCACATCGGGAATGGCTCCCAAGAAACGCATGAACCTTGTTTTGCAGGCAGCCGAGCGGCACAGCGCCGGAGTTCGCGGGCCGTTCACCATCGAATCCATTTAGAGCAAGTAAGAAATGGAAGCACCGTCCAGCCTGGAAGTATTCATCGACGACGCCGAGGGACTCGTGGGCATCGGCCTGATCGTCAACGGCCCGTCCATCGTGGAAGACGAGAACGGCGATCTGGTAGTGGGCTGCAAGCTCTCCGCGGACGGCGCCAGACGTCTGATCCGCGGCCTCGAGGACTGCCTCGCAGCGCTCTGACCAACATTCCGATGCACTACATTCCCCCGGCCGCTCCGGTCGATGTAGCCTTCGAGCAACTGGCTTATCTGCTGGCGCATCCCCAGTACTGCCAGGCGGTCAAAGGCTGTCCGCTCTGTCAACGGCTGGATCAGGTGAACGAGATCCTGATGCTCCCCTTCCGGCCCAAGCCCGCGCGCAAGCGTAAGTCGCCGTAAGTTCTGTTTTTCCTTTTTTCTGCTTCACCAACTTTTGTAATCCGAGGTTTCGCATGTTCAAAAAAGATCTTAAGTTCGACATCAAGTCCGTTACCGAGACGGGCACTTTCGAAGGCCTGCTCTCCGTCTACGACGTGGTTGATCTAGGCAACGACCTGGTCACCAAGGGTGCCTTCACCAAGACCATCGCGGACCACAAGGGCACGGTGCCGATGCTCTGGCAGCACAACCCCGAGGCACCCATCGGGACTTTGGAGTTGACCGACACCGAACAGGGGCTGCACGTCAAAGGGACCTTCCTGCTCGAGGTGAAGCAGGCGCAGGAAGCCTATGCGCTGGTGAAGGCCGGCGTGATCCGCGGGCTCTCCATCGGATACGACGCGATCAAGAAGCAGGTCAAGGACGGCGTAAGGCACCTCACCGAAATCAAGCTCTGGGAAGGATCGGTGGTCACCTTTCCGATGCTCCCGGTGGCGCAGATCACCAGCGTCAAGGCGCAGACCAAGGACGACTTTGCCACGGTTCTGGAGGAGCAGCAGACCTTCATGATGCGCTCGATGATGAAGGACGCGCTCTGCTGCTCGCTCGATTCCATCGTCTGGGATTCGAACCTCACCGACGAAGAGAAGATCGCGGCCTCCTCGGACAGCATCCAGCAGTTCGCCGAGAGTTACATCACGTTCTTACCCAAGTTATTCGCCGCCTGGGAAAGCTATAAGTCCCACGGCGACCCGAAACAGTTCATCGCGGAGATCAAGGCCGGCCGCCGCAACAGCGCCGCCGACGAGGCCATGCTCCGCGGCATGCTCGACAACATTCTGGCACTCCTCGGCGAGGAAGCCGCCAACGCCATTTTTGCCGCAGTGATGCAGGCAGAACCCGGCAAAGGCACTTCCCCCGGAGCCGCCGCTGGCACTTCTCCGGAAGCCGCCGCTCAACCCAGCTTCGAAGACGAGAAGACTGTCGATCTCGACTCGAAGCTAACCGAAACCCAGGCCGCCATCCGAGCGGCCATCACAGGAGCAATCAATCAATGGAATTAAAAGATATCGAACAAAAACTGAGCGGCATGCAGACCGAGACCGCGAAGTCCATCGCGGATCTGGCCGCCGCCCTCAAGCAGCGCCAGGACGAATTCGAAGCCAAGGGCTCGATCGACCCCGAGACCAAAGACAAGATCGGGCGCCTGTTCACCCGCATGGACCAGCTCGAAGCGGCCGCGAATAAGCCCGCCGCCCCGAGCAACGGCAACCAGGCGAAAAGCATCGGTGACCTGGCGACCGAGAGCGCCGAATTTACGGGCGCCCTGAAGAACGCCTGGCGCGTGGCGCACGGCAAAGTGGCCATCCCCGTCAACGCCTCGATCCCGTCTCTCAAGACCGTGATCACCACGGGCGGGATCGGCACCCAGACCACGGGCGTGCAGGAGCTGCAGCGGCTCCCCGGCCTCACCGGGCTGCCCAAGCAGGCTCTGCGCATCCGCGACCTGCTGAAGGTCACCCCCATCAGCACCAACTCCTTCGATTACGTGAAGCAGGCGACCCGCGTCAACGCCGCGTCCCCGCAGATCGAATCGACCACCAAAGCCGAGTCCACCTACACCTGGACCTCGGCCAGCGGCACGGTGAAGACCATCGCCCATTTCACCAACGTCAGCCGGCAGGCTCTGGACGATGTGAAGTGGCTGCGCAGCGAGATCGACGGCGAGCTCATGTACGGTCTCAAGCTGAAAGAGGAAAGCGAAATCCTGGCCGGCGACGGTCTGGGACAGCACCTCTCCGGTCTGATCACCCAGGCGACGGCCTATGCCGGGACCTACAACGTGGCGAGCGACACCCGCGTGGACCGTCTGCGCTGGGCACTGCTCGAAGCGCGTCTGGCCGGCTTGAACACCTTTGGCCCGGACGGCTTTGTCCTCCATCCGGTGGACATGGCCCGCATCGAGCACATCAAGGATGAGTACGGCGGGGCCGCCAACACCGGCAAGTACATCATCGGCGATCCCATCTCGGGAACGATGGTAAAGACCCTCTGGGGCATGCCCGTGGTGGAATCCGATTCCATCAGCGTGGGACAGTTCCTGGTGGGCGCGTTCGCGTCCGGCGCCGAGCTGGTGGACCGCATGCAGGCCACCGTGCTGATCTCTTTCGAGCACGGGACCAACTTCACCGATAACAACGCCACGATCCTGTGCGAAGAGCGCATCGGTCTGGCCGTTCGCAGACCCGGTGCCTTCATCCAAGGCACGTTCTAATTACAACCTAACTAATACCTAAAAGATGGGTAGCCCTTTGGACCCGAAGTCCAGAGGACTGCCCATCGCGGGTATCCCGGAACGGAACCGCAAGTTTCACAACAAAAAAGCCTCTATGCCTTTGCTCAAAGCCCTCTGCCAGTTACACGGCGACTATGGAACCATCGCGGCCGGAGAAGTCTTCGATCCGGGTGATGACCAGGTCGCTGAATCGCTCGAATGCCGCGGCCTGGCCTATCGCTGGCGGCCCCTGCGTCCCTCTCTGACCAAGGTCCTGATCCCGGCCGAGATCAAGGAGCCGGTCCCGGTCGAACCCGCTCCCGTTCTGCTCGCGGAGCCCGAGCTCGTCCCCGTGCGGCGCCGCAGCCGCAGCTAACTCCGAAAGCCTTTTCCCATGATCCTTCCCTGGAACTATCGCGTCCCCGTCCTGCGTGTGGTCACGCCCCCGGTCGCTGAACCGCTCTCCTTATCCGAAGCCAAAGCGCAGATCCGCCTGGAGCAGGATTGGTCGGTCGAGGATGCCTACCTTGAAATGCTGATCAGCGCCGCGCGGGAATTCTGCGAATCGCGGAAAGGCTATGCGCTGGTCGAGCAGACGCTCGAATATGCGCTCGATGCCTTCCCGGTTTCGGGGGTGGCGATCGAGCTGCCGCGGGCTACGCCGTTACAGAGCATTGCCTCGGTGACGTATACGGATTCGGACGACGTGGTGCATACCTGGGAATCCTCCAATTACGATGCCGACACGTCCAGCACCCCGGGACTCCTGGTCCCCAAATATGGCGTGTCCTATCCGAGCTTCACGCCGCGCCTCCGCAATGCGGTGAAGATCACTTATGTGGGGGGGCCGGCCATCGAGTCTCCCGTGGTTCCCATTGCCGCAAGGTATAGGCTGGCGATGGGGCTGCTGATCGGACACTGGTACTTGAACCGGGAAGCGACCGTG